TATCAGCAAGGTCATCTTGTTGATACACTTTAAATTTATTTACAACTTATTAACAATGACACAATCCACCAACATCAACCCACTTACAGGCGAACCTATCGGTACATACAGCAAGAGCGAGCCATTCGCAGACTTCTCAGACTGGAAAGGAGAGCCTATCTTATCAGAAGACCCTGCTATCAAACAGGCAGCTATGGACGCAGCATCAGAGGACGCAGCTATTGCTAAAGCATTACAAGAAGCTAAAGAAGCTATGAAGTCCAAGCAAGTAGCACCAGCAGTCAAGGCTGTCAAAGCTAAAAAGCTAGTACCAGCTAAAAAAGCGGCGAAGACTTCACCAGCCAAGAAAGCAGGCAGAGTTGTAGGTATATCAGCAGATGAGAACAAGTTACTTCAGAATTTGTTACAAACTGTGCAAGAGGATGCAAACTACAGTATAATTAGTAAGACAGCACCTTTCACAAAGCTAGCTGCTAGATACAACAAGTAATAAGGAGAGAACAATGCCAAATCACTGTCACAATAGAGTCACGTTTTACTCTGCTAACACAGAGGACGTGGCTAAACTTAAAAAGATCTTTGAAGATGAGAATACATTTACACAGATTATACCAGAACCAGACTGGGCTAACACACCTAACAAGGATGGCGAGTTACCAGTACAGCCAACGGGTGATAACCCATATCATGTGCCAACGTTTAAATCAACAGACAGACAAGATGACAGATGGTACGACTGGCGTAACCAGAACTGGGATACTAAGTGGGACGCATATGACGTAGTAGTCACAGATGACGACCCAGAATGTACAGAAGTAGAGTTCAATACAGCATGGTCGCCACCAGAAGCTATATGTTCTGCCATTAGAGAACAGTATCCTGACGTATCAGTCTCGTGGTTCTATGACGAGCCCGGCTGTGAGATAGCGGGGTACTTATGATAGATCAGAAACTCAAACCACTATACATGCTCATAAAGGTCGACGTTGACGCAGGCGTAGTGTACAATCAATGTCAAGCAGGCAAGTATGCAGTCAATCATTGTCACAATATGCACTATGAATTAGCTGACTGGTACTATCCTGATGACGAACAATACCCTTACATTGCCAAATGAAACAGTTTGTACACATACTTACTATTGTTACAAACTTGTTCATCATTGGCGGTGTATCACGACACTGGAACAATGCAAGTACCCAACTACCTCCACCACAGCAAGAAAGCACAGAAGCCTACCAAAAAGCCACAAGCTTTACGGGCAGCCAAGAAACGTGCCAAAATGCTCGTTAGAAAACTTACACAATCATCATGACACCACCACTATATCGCTACTACTGCTGCGACTCAACCGACGGCAGACACTTTTGCTTCATGGCATCAGACGACATGGAAGCTGCATACAGAGCAGATACCATGTGCAAGGAGTGGTATAACACCACCCTCAAGGACGTGTACCTTGACAAACACAACAACCCAAACAGACGTTACAAACCAAATGACAAAGAAATACTTTCCCAACAACTATGATAGAATAGCCAAAGCACCAGCACATTGGTTTATGTCTATTGAGTACGAAGACTTTATGGATTGGAAGATGAACGGCTGGGATATACCAGAGTCGCACGACTGTATCATACGTACAATCAGCTGCAAGACTGGTAAGATCAAAGAGTTCGTGTATCAACAACACAAATCAGCTCGTAAAAAGGTCGCTAAACTTATCATGGAGCAAGAAGAGGAGTTCATTATCTGCACTCACGACCACATACAGCACATGAAACCCTACAAATACCTTACAGACAATGAGAAGAAACAAATTGATCCCTTCGAGTGATGTTTACACATATTACTCACAGGCTCTAGATATGCTAGACACAACACACCCACACTATCAAGAGATAGAAAGACACCTACTTGGACAGATTAAAGATGAACTCGCAGACAGATATAACACAAGACCAGATAGCGGAGCAGCTAGAACTAGAAAGGTCACAGATTAGTCAAGGTCTGAAGCGTTTGCGTGACCAGACATTCAAGTTAGAGCAACAGAATTACTCGTCAGCGAGTATATATGGCGTGAGTAGTATCGACACGCTGTTACCACACGTTGTAAAACGTATAGAAGATACAAATACAAAGATACATCAAGGTAAGTATGGTGCTGCTTTCAAGGACATACACCAATACCTATCTAATATCGAAGCACTGGCTGCTGCGGCTATCGCTTGTAAAGTTACATTTGATAATGTATTCGGTTACAAAGATAAGTGCAACACAGCTACAAACATATGTAGTGCCATCGGCAAATCTATCGAGGATGAGTGCCAGATGCGACACTATGAAGAGAACGCACCAGCTCTACTCAAGACACTCAAGGACAACTACTGGCACAGAGCCATAGGTACACAACAGAAACTCGTAGTAATCAGGACGCTGATGAACAGATACAATGTTAAACCATGGACACCGTGGGGTACATCCATACGTACCAAACTAGGCGGTTGGTTACTTGATTGCATCATGGATTCTAGTGGATGGTTTTATAAGCAAAGGCTGCGTGTTGGACGTAAGACTACTGTCTACATTGTACCAACAGCTGAGTTTATGGACATCAAGGATGAGGTGATGGCAAATGCAGAGTTATTCTCACCACTTGCATGGCCGATGCTAGTACCACCAAAGGATTGGACAAACACTGAGCCCGGCGGATACATCTTGAATGAAGTCATGCAAGGTCATGAGCTAGTCAGGAGAGGCGATCACGCCCTTATACAGGGAGAAATTCCACTGTCTTTTCTTAATAAAATACAACAGGTAAAATATCGGTTAAACCCGTTCGTAGTAAACACAGCTACGCTGTTAGAGGAAAGAGGTGTCAGTGTTGGTAAATTTCTGCCTATCGTACATTATGACTTACCACCAAAGCCCGTAGATATAGCCGAGTCCAAGGAATCTCGTAAACGCTATAGACGTGAAGCAGCGGAGGTAATGAATAAGAGAGCAGCAGAGTTCAAGAGATCCTGTCGCACAAGAATGACTATGGAGGCTGTCGCACGCTTCAAAGACAGAGAGTTTTACATTCCGTGGTCGTTTGATTACAGAGGTCGAGCCTACCCTATCCCTGCATTTCTCACACCACAAGACACAGACTTTGGCAAAAGTTTACTTAACTTCGCTGATGCTGTCGCCTTGAACGAGGATGCAGAGGATTGGCTTGCCTTTCAAGTAGCTACAACTTACGGATTAGATAAAGCTACAATGCAAGAGAGACTAGATTGGACACATGACAACTGGTCACTAATCTCACGTGTCTCACTTGATCCTATCGCTAATCTTGGCGATTGGGAAGCAGCAGATGAGCCGTGGTTATTCTTAGCAGCGTGCGAAGAGTTCCATCAATGTATAATAGTTAAGGAACGACTAACCACCTCATTACCTGTGGCAACAGATGCTACATGCTCAGGTCTCCAAATATTGGCTGGCCTAGCCCGTGATAAGTCTACAGCTAGACTTGTTAATGTTGTACCATCACACAAGCCACAAGATGCTTATGCAGTTGTTGCAGAAGTATCAAAACCTTACATACCAGAGAAGTATAGAGAAGTATGGGATAGAAAGTGCGTCAAGCGTACTGTTATGACTATACCGTACAACGCTAAAGCTTACTCCAACAGATCTTACATCAAGGCTGCACTCGAAGAGAAAGGTCTAGATGTAGACAAAGATGACCTCACAATCATTGTTCAATCAGTTCGTCAGGCTATGCAGGCAGTAGTGCCCGGGCCGATGTCAGTTATGCGATGGATAGAGAGTGAGGTAGGTCAAGCCATCAAACGTGGCGAAGATCACATAGAATGGACGACACCTTCTGGCTTCCTAGTTAGACAACGCTACTTCAAGAAGAAGATAGAACGTATCCAGCTACAGCTATTAGGTCGCTGCGATCTTTCCATCGCTGTAGAAGATGGGAAGGATGTCGACATCAACAGGCACAAGGCAGCTACAGCTCCTAACCTTATCCATAGTTTAGATGCAAGCCTCTTACACCTAGCTGTGCGTAAATTCGATGAGCCGATTGCACTAATACATGACAGTGTGTTAAGCAGGGCTTGCGATATGGGTAAACTTAGTGCTATAATAAGGGAAACATACATGATTCTGTTTGCAGAACATGACTACCTCAGAACCTTTGCTCTTTATGTTGGAGCAGAGACAGAACCACCGATCATAGGCGACTTACAGCCCGAGACGGTTATTGAATCAACTTACTTTTTTTGTTAAAATGCCCAAGAACGTACACGTTACAGACGAAATCAAATTAGAAGGCTTCCAAGCCATACTAGAACCCGGCAAGTTCGGTTACTCACTCGCTGCTATTGTTGGCGAAGATGTAATTGACAAGCTCGAGACAGAAAGAGCCGAAGTCCTTAGATGGGCTGAAGGCAAACTCAAGAATCCAAAGAGAGCCACCCTAAAACCTACACCATGGGAAGAGGTAGCAGATGGTAAATACAAAATCAAATTCTCGTGGGGAGAAGACAAGAGACCCGGTGTTGTCGACACAGAAGGTACACCAGTCACTGATGCAAAGACACCACTATATGGTGGATCAACAGTTAAGCTTGGTTTCTTTCAGAAGCCATACATACTCAGGGATGGAGTTACCTACGGAAGTTCTCTTAAACTGCTTGGCGTACAAGTTGTTGCTGTAGGAGAAGGTGCTGCTGTAGACACAGATAGCATGGATGAAGCAGCTGTAGCCGACATGTTCGGTACAACTGAAGGCTTCACAGCAACAGCAGTCGCAAGAAACCCAGAGACAGTAGTAGCAGATGTCGAAGAAGACGAAGACTTTTAGATCTAAGCTAGAACAGAGTGTCGCAAAGATACTCGACCAAGTCGGTGCTAAGTATGAGTATGAGACCCACAAGGTTGCTTATACCATACAGCACCTCTACAATCCCGACTTTGTCTTGGTCAACGGTGTAATGCTAGAGACCAAAGGCTACTGGGATGCAGAAGATAGACGTAAGATCAAGGCGGTCATGCGAGACAATCCCGATATTGATTTACGTATGGTATTTCAAGCTCCTTACAATAAGATCAGCAAGAAATCCAAAACAACTTACGCCCAATGGTGTGAAAAGCATGGCATCAAATGGGCATCAGCACACGCAATCCCCATAGATTGGTTAATATAATGAATGAAAGCGAATTTGTGGCACACGAACCATGTAACAACTGTGGTTCATCAGACGCTAACTCAGTTTACTCTGATGGTCACAAGTTTTGTTTTGCGTGCCAGACGTACACCCCTGCGGAAGGGGACACACCTACACCCATAATGAATAATGAACGAGTACAATTCCTCGGATCAGCTGAACAGCTGCATAAACGGAAAATCAGCGAAGCCACCAACAATTTCTACAGAATCTATAGATACGGAAACACCCTCCGCTTCCCATATTATAATGAAAGCGGCAATGTTGTTGGATTCAAAATTAAATCAAAAAAGAAAGACTTCCATTACGAAGGTGGAAAAACAGATCAACTCTTTGGTCAACATCTTTTCCCCACCAACGGGAAGCGAATAGTAATTACAGAAGGAGAACTAGATGCTGCCTCTTGTTACGAGGTTATGTCGGGTTGGCCGATGGTCAGCCTACCTCATGGTGCGGCGTCAGCCAAGAAAGACCTCCAAAAAGCAATCCCATTCTTACAGGGATACCAAGAAATCGTCCTCTTCTTCGACAACGATGAAGCAGGGCGTCAGGCCGCTGAACTTGCCTCGGGAATACTCCCATCTGGCAGAGTCAAAGTTGCCCGCCTCGAGAATTATAAAGATGCTTCAGATGCTCTCCAAGCTGGGGATACTGACAGTATCAGAAAAGCCATCTGGGACGCCAAGCCATACAGACCAGACGGAATCATAGATGGTAAGCAACTATTTGATGTAGTTACTGAACCAACTAAACCATGTGACCATGAGTACAAATATAGTGGACTTAATGAAAAGCTACATGGTATAAGATATGGCGAACTTATTACGATCACAGCCGGTACAGGCAGTGGTAAGACTTCATTTGTTAGAGACCTAGCAACTGACCTGTGTAAACAGGGAGAGACTGTAGGCATACTAGAGTTGGAGTCAAATACAAAACGTACAGCTCTTGGCTTAATGTCAGCAGCTGTAGGTAAAGCACTCCACATCGGAGAACACGAAGAAACAGAACTTAAGGAGGCTTTTGATGCTACGCTCGCTAATTGGAACGTTTTTCTTTTTGATGGCTTTGGTAGCTTTGACCCAGATGTTATTTACAACAGGATCGAATACCTTGCCAGTGGATTGGAATGTCGTGTTATATTCCTAGACCACCTCTCTATATTACTATCAGGACTTGATGGCGATGAGAGACGTATGATAGATAGCACAATGACTAGACTACGTAGTTTAGTTGAACGTACAGGCATCACCCTTTATTTAGTATCGCACTTAAGGAGAAGTAGCAATGACAGTAATACGCACGAGGAAGGAGGACGTGTATCCCTCGGACAACTACGAGGATCTCACTCGATCTCTCAAATCAGCGATAGCGTCATCGCTCTGGAGAGAGACCAACAAAGCGAAGATAGCAACAATACTACAACTGTGCGAGTTCTTAAAAACCGTTACTCAGGAGAGGTTGGAGTCGCTACAAGATTAACCTACGATCTAGCATCGTGCCAATTTTATGAGACAGATGAAACTAAGACAACACCAGTTTTCGACGCAAGCACAGACTTCTAGCTTGCAGAAACCAACACCACCAACCAGACAAGATAAGAAACGTGCCAAATTCAGAGACAAAACCTATCACGCTCCTGTTCGATCTGGAGACAACACCTCTAGACGCACAAAAAACTGATATACACTGTATCGTTACACTTGACTATGAGACAGGTGAGACTACTCGATACAATGATATCGGAGGAGACCAACCTATAGTCAGGGCTGTTCAGTATCTAGAACTAGCTGACACTATTATAGGACATAACATCATAGGATTTGATATACCTGTGATTAAGAAGATATACCCATGGTTCAAACCAAAGGGACGTATCGTAGATACATTATTATTATCAAGGCTATACCACGCTGATATGCTTGAAGTCGACAGAAAGACTAAGCCATCAGGTATGCCACCAAAGCTGTACGGGCGTCATTCGCTTGAATCCTACGGCTACCGATTAGGAGAATACAAAGGGGACTTTGGTCAAACTTCTGATTGGCTAGAATGGAGCAAGGAAATGGAAGACTACTGCGTACAGGACACTATTGTTACGAAGAAGCTATGCCAACATTTCCACCCTTACCTGATTGGGTCCAACTAGAACATCAGGTCGCACACATACTACAACAACAAGAAGAACATGGATGGTATTTCAACGAACGAGAAGCATGTGAGCTCGAATCAGCTCTCAGAGGAGAACTGGAAGAAGCTACAGGCTTACTACGCAAAAAATACGGGTTCGTTAGCGGAGCGTTGTTTACACCTAAGCGAAATAACAGGACACAAGGGTACGTACAAGGATGCCCATTTACAAAACTTAAACAACTTAACCCAACATCAAGAGACCACATAGCATGGATACTGAAGACCCACGAGAACTGGACACCGACACAGCTAACAGCCACAGGCAAGCCAGTCGTAGACGAGACAGTATTGAAAGATATTGGGTCGGAGACAAGCCTGTTGTTTCTGAAATGTCTAGATATTACCAAGAAATTGGGGATGATCTCGGAAGGCGTGAACGCATGGCAGAAGCTATCTACGACGTGTAACAGAATCCACCACCATTGCTCAGTCGCAACGAATACATTTCGCTGTGCACACAGAAAACCAAACCTCGCACAAGTACCATCAGATGAAAGATTTAGAAAGCTATTTCAAGCTACACCTACTAAAGTTCTGGTCTCTGCCGATCTTAGTGGCATTGAGCTCAGGATGCTCGCCCACTACCTCGCCAGATACGATCAAGGACGTTATGCTAGAATCCTTACAACAGGAGATATACACCAAACCAATGCAGAAAGGATCGGAATTACTAGAAGACAAGTTAAAACAGTTACCTACGCCTTCCTTTACGGTGCCGGAAACATTAAATTAGGGAGGAGTTTTGATAAGTTACTATCCGAAGAATCCGCTGCACGAAAGGGAGCCGATATACGTAAAGCTTATGTTGCTGCCATTCCGGGTCTTGCGGAGCTGCTACAGGCTTGTAAGGTACGTAGTTCGAGAGGTTATGCAATGTCCATCGACGGTCGTCGTATCAGCGTGGACAAAGGGCATAAGTTTCTCAACTACCTCTTACAGGGATCAGCAGCGTCAATCGCCAAAAGATGGATGGTCACCATAAACGAGTGCCTTCCATCCGACGCACACCAGTTATCATTCGTACATGACGAACTCAACTACGAATGTTATCCCAAAGATGCTAAGGAATTAGCACAATGGCTAGAGCTTGCAGCCAAATTTGCAGGCGAACATTACAACCTAAGATGCCCTATTGCAGCTGAAGCTAAGATAGGCAAGACTTGGGCTGACGTACACTAAACCACCATGAATTTATTAATAGATGCAGACTACATAGTTTACAAATGCTGTGCAGCCTGCGAAACAGAGATAGACTACGGAAAGGACGTTATATTTGTTACATCAAACTACAGTGACGCATATAAAGCCGTAACCAATGATATATCTAAAATAACAAAACAATTCGGCGATTTCGCCACACCAATACTATTTTTTAGTGACTCTAATAATTTTAGGAAAAAAATTTCCCCAGATTACAAGGGTCATCGAAATAGAAAAAAGCCCTGCGGATACAAACGTGTCATACGAGATCTAAGGATCAACTATGAAGTGATTGTGATGAAAACGCTAGAGGCTGACGATGCTATGGGTATCTACGCCACAGCACACCCCGGCAACATGATTGTCTCACCTGATAAAGATATGAGACAGATTCCCGGCAAACTATACAACCTAACCGACACTACCTACATCACACCAGAAGAGGGTGCAAGATGGCATCTGATTCAGACGCTAGCAGGCGACCAGACAGATGGTTACAGTGGTGTACCCGGTATCGGTGTCAAGAGAGCTGAGACTTTGTTTGACAAAGAGGGGTACAGCTGGCAAACAGTTCTTAAAGCCTTTAACGATAAAGGATTGACTGATGCAGACGCTTTACTCAATGCTAGGCTTGCCAGAATACTTACACTAGATGACTATGATACCAAAAGACAAGAACCAATCCTCTGGACGCCCGAAGTTTCCTTTACCGTTGACGACGGAGCAAGACTTCAAGATGCGAGTTATTGAGGATAACTTACGTAAGAATTATGATAAGAAGGAAGACATTATCATTGTCTTTCTTGCTTTACAAAGACAGAACTTTGCACTGTCCAACGCATTGAAACAACTACTAGAAAACGCAATTATTTATTAAATGTCTAACTTAATCTCCCGTACTGGCAGGGTTGAGTCTTGGATAGAAGATCCTACATCAAGACTACCTGTGTCATGCACTACCTTCGTTGTTGAAGACAGCATGGAAGGTGACAACGGCATAGAAGCTAGTTGGAGATTCGCAAGTCACGCACTACGTTATGGTGCAGGCTGTGCAATCCACCTATCTAAGCTTAGACCAGCCGGAACAACAAACGACAAAGGACTTGTGGCTACTGGCCCAGTCAGCTTTGGCAAAATATACTCTGCTTTTAACGAGGTACTTCGTAGAGGTGGAGCTTACAAAAATGGTGCTATAGTATTGCACCTTGATCTATCACATCCAGATGCGGTAGACTTTATAACAGCAAACAGATCTGAATTACCTTGGGTCAAAAGATGTATCGACATTGATGAAGATATGTGGAAGTTTGCAACTCAAACTACAAAGGATGCTTTAATCTATGGAATCAAATCAGGAGACATTTGGCTCAACAAAATCAAATACACCAGAGTGCCATACATCGACGCCGGGGAGCGTATCTATGGGAACGTCTGCCTTGAAGTATACTTGCCCTCACGTGGAACTTGCTTGTTACAGCATGTCAATCTCGGTGCCTGTACACTCGACAACTTACAAGAGGCTTTCGTATCAGGCATGTCCGAGTTGTGTGATCTCCATGGCCGGACAGGTGTTGGAGAATCTGGAGAATACCTTACCCCAGAAGTTGACAGACAAGTGGGACTTGGAGTGCTCGGTCTTGCCAACTTCCTCAGACGTTACAACATCAGCTACAAAGACTTCGGAGAAGCCCTCCGTCTTGTCAACAAAGGATATAGTGCAGCCAACGAAGCCGGTATGGCGGCTACTGCCCTCGATCAAGCGATTTTTGAAGCCGCACAAGTAGCACACAAAAACAATATGGTAAGGGCGTTCGCTATTGCACCCACTGCCAGTTGTAGCTATCGCAGTAAAGACCTAGACGGCTTTACATGCACACCCGAGATAGCACCACCAATAGCAAGAACCGTAGACAGAGATTCCGGCGAGTTCGGAGTAAAACAAGTAAACTACGGAGACGTTGAGATAGCAAGTGAAGTAGGATGGGACGCATACAAGCGTGTAGCAGACGAAATCATGACGATGCTCGATAGGACAGGATTGCTTCATGGCTACAGCTTCAACTCTTGGAGTGATGTAGTTACATACAATGAAGCATTTATAGAGGAGTGGCTAGGAAGCTCACAAACCTCTTTGTACTACAGCCTTCAGGTAATGGGCGATGTTCAGGATAAGTCTGATGCTTACGCAGCACTAGCAGACACTGACATTGACAGTTACCTAGATGGTATTTTAAATGAAAACAAAATCGAATGTGACTGCGAACAATGAACCCATACACAAAACTACAAAACAGAAAACGAACATGGACACCAGTCCAACCCACAAAAGGAGTATTAAAAGAAGGTGCTGAAGAAACCATCAAGCGTGCACTCGCAATACGTCATATGGAGTTACCAGTTGGAGAATTTATTTCTCAGGGACTGGAGAGGACTGTCCCGTCAACAGCGAGGGCACTTCTTGAATCTAACGTACAAGACGAGATTAAACATGATCTCGCACTTGGTTACATTGTTGACGCCCACGGCGCTGATCCTAAGTCTGAGCTCGAAGCTAAGAGGTTAAGAGATGCTTGGATCGAACACCCTGACCACACTATCACAAAAGCCCTCGTTGCAGAGCGAGCTATATTCTTTGTTCTACTACCTATGTTTCGCTTTCTTGGTGATGCTGCTCTCAGAACAGTATCAGCTGATATATCCAGAGATGAACAGATCCACGTTGCGACAAATAGTCTTGTATGCGCTGAGTTGGGGCTTGTTCCTAGCTCTTCTTTGGATAAGCTTCGGAAGGCAACTATACAATGGGTACTACAACCCCTAACAGAAAACAATACTGATAAATATTTAAGCAAAAAATTTTGGCTGGATGCGAGCGATCAGTTAATGTATCAAGGCAAAGCCCCACAGTTTTCTGACACAAAAGCAGCTCGTATGCCAGCGTTCTTTGAACATGCAAACACCAACCTCCCTCAATACGCTTAGTTTCCAATCAGAGAAGCTAGAGAAATTAGTAGAGGATCTGGAATCCAAGTTCGCTTGGTATCCTATCCACCCCAAGGAGGACTTAGCCTCCATCATGTATCGCTCTGGACAACAGGAAGTGGTACAATATATAAAAACTATTTTAAACGAATAAAATGTGCATAAGTCTTGGTAGGAGATCACCTACCCCAGTATCAACACCAGCACCAATTCAGCCTAGACAGCCTGATCTAGTATCAGCTGCTAGACTACCTAGTAAAAAAGAATTACTAGATCCAGATGAAACAGCAGGCGTTGAATACGGAACATCCGCAAAGAAGGATGATACAAGAGGAGCCGCTAAACGAACAGGTACAGATGCTCTTAAAATTAACATCAACACTGGTGGCGGTGGAGAAGGCTCTGGAGGATTAAATGTCTAAGGCAAGAGAAAGATACTCTCAACTTCAGTCGGGTAGAACACAGTTTCTAGACACAGCAGTTGAGTGCTCTGAACTTACCTTACCATATCTAGTCAAACGAGATGAAAACTCTACAGGCAAGCGACAGTTGTTGCAACCTTATCAATCCGTGGGAGCTAAAGCGGTAGTAACACTTGCAGCAAAACTAATGCTCGCAATACTACCACCGCAAACAGCTTTCTTTAAACTACAAGTTAGGGATGACAAGCTGGGACAGACGCTTGACCCAATGATGCGTAGCGAGTTAGACTTATCTTTCTCTAAAATTGAGAGATTGATTATGGATTACATAGCTGCATCAAGTGATCGTGTAGTCGTACACCAAGCCTTAAAACACCTAATCGTGTCTGGTAATGCTCTAATATTTATGGGCAAGGATGGTCTAAAACACTATCCATTAAACAGATATGTTGTAGAGAGAGATGGGAATGGTAACGTTATAGAGATCGTTACAAAAGAATTAGTTAGTAGAAAAGTATTGGGTATATCACCCCCACCTACTGACAGCCCGAATGGGGAATACGGTGATACAGAAGACGACGCTGAGGTATACACCTGTGTTAAGATGGATGAGAGTAGTGGTAGCTGGAGATGGCATCAAGAGGTCGATGATATGATCTTAGATGGTAGCCAAAGTACAGCACCAAAAAACACCTCACCATGGTTAGTGCTTCGATTCAATACAGTAGACGGAGAGGACTACGGACGTGGTAGAGTAGAGGAGTTTATCGGAGACCTAAGAAGTCTCGATGGGTTGTCTCAATCTCTAGTAGAAGGTGCAAGTGTGGCAAGTAAAGTTGTCTTTCTTGTATCACCATCTGCAACAACCAAGCCCGGAACACTTGCCAAAGCTGGTAACGGAGCTATCATACAGGGTAGACCAGAAGACGTAGGAGTCGTGCAAGTCGGTAAGACAGCAGACTTTGCTACAGCTGCAAATCTAGCAGCACAATTAGAAAAGAGAATACTTGAAGCTTTCTTGGTTATGAACATCAGGAACGCAGAAAGAGTTACTGCTGAAGAGGTACGCCTCACGCAGTTAGAACTAGAAAAGTCCCTCGGCGGCCTATTCAGCTTATTAACAGTTGAGTTTCTAGTACCATATTTAAACAGAACTCTGTTAATACTACAGAGATCTAATCAAATACCAAGGCTACCTAAAGATGTCGTAAGACCAAAGATAGTAGCTGGTATCAATAGTCTAGGTAGAGGACAAGATAACGAAGCCTTGACTACATTTATAGCAACTGTTGCACAGACATTAGGACCAGAAGCGTTGATGAAATACATCGACCCAAGCGAAGCTATCAAACGATTAGCAGCAGCACAAGGTATAGACGTACTGAATCTTGTACGTACAGCAGAACAACTAGAACAGCTTAAGCAGCAAAGTCAACAAGACATGACTAATAAGTCACTTGTAGATCAAGCCGGTCAGCTTGCTGGTACACCACTTATGGACCCATCTAAGAATCCAGATGTGGCAGAGCAAGCTTCAGCTGTACTAGGTAATTTACAACCACCAGAAGAATAAATGGCAGAGAACACATTTACAGTAGATACTACACCACCAACAGAAACTATATCTGACAACCTTACCACTGACGAGCAAGACTCCCTTGCCGTCGGTGAGAAGATTGTTGAGCAACAGGAACAACTGTTAGCTGGTAAGTATAAAGATGCTCAAGAGTTAGAGAAAGCATATGTAGAGTTACAGAAAAAACTTGGTGACAAAGAAGAGGGTACAGATACAGCTAGTGCTGAGGAGCAATCAGAAGACACACCTAAAATGTCTGACGGTGCTACACTTATCACCGACGCTAGTAAGGAGTACTTCGATAACGGTAATAAGTTATCAGAAGAAACTCTTGCTAAGTTCTCTTCTTTATCTAGCCAAGATCTTCTTAAGGCTTACATGGAAGTACAATCTAACCCAGAGTTTCAGCAACAAAATGCACCAGCAGCTGAGATTACTACCTCTCAAATCAATCAGATTAAGAACTCAGCTGGTGGCGAGCAAGCTTATGCTAACGTAGTAAACTGGGCTAAGTCTAACTTACCTACAGATCAACTTACTGCATTTAACGAGGTCGTAAACTCAGGCAGCGTACAAGCTATACAGCTAGCGGTGTCTGGACTTAAAGCAGAATACGATAACGCAAATGGAGTAGAGGGTAGAATGGTAACAGGCAAAGCACCAACAAATAAAGGGGACACCTTCCGTAGTCAAGCTGAATTAGTATCAGCTATGAGTGACAGAAGGTATGATAGCGACCCAGCCTACAGGCAAGATGTTATCGAAAAACTAGAACGATCAGACTTAGATTTTTAGGAGCTACAAAAAATGCCAATGGGAAAAGGAACTTACGGTTCAAAAAAAGGAAGACCACCAGCTAAAGGAAAGAAGGTGTCAAAGGGACTAGCCGCACTCGCAAAAAAAAGACCAAAAGTTGCGGCTGCAATCATGAAAAATAAGAAGGGTAAAAAGTAATGGCAGAACCTTATGATCTAACACCTATACCTAGAAAGAAACTGAAGAAAATACAGAAAAAATTAAAGGGAAAAGGTGGTAGCCCCTACGACTACTTTAAAGAAGATAACAACGGACCAGTATAATGGTTAAAAAAATTAAAAAGAAAGGAGTTAAAAAAATTAACCCTGCTGACTCTGATCCAGCAAAGTATATACGTGACAACCAGCTTATGCCGGGGTCAGGTATAGATAAAAAACTTAGCTACGATTACTTTTCAAAAGATAACGACGGACCAGTGTAATGGCTGTAAAGAAAAAGAACGTCAGTCTCAAAATGGGCAAGCACAAGTCTCGCTCAGGCGGACTGACAGCAGCCGGTAGAAAAAAATACAATAGAGCTACCGGCTCTAACCTCAAGGCTCCACAGCCCGGAGGTGGTGCACGTAAGCGTTCTTTCTGTGCTCGCATGAGTGGAGTAAAAGGACCAATGAAAAAACCTAACGGCAAACCTACACGTAAAGCATTGGCTCTACGTAAGTGGAAATGCTAGTGATCACGCACTATTATAGAGAGGCAAATGGCTAGAACATACGGCATGGATGGATCAGAGTCTGGGTCCATTCCTGAGAGACAAGAAAAAAAGAAACGACTTGCTCAACGACCTAAAGACATGAAAGACTTTGAGTTTGAATCTATCCAAAGACAGTATAGTGGTAAAGATTATACAATCGAAGATAAGAAAAACGTAATTAACTACTACAAAAAACAAAAGAAAGGCAAAGTCTAATGGCTAAACGAGGACTATACGCAAACATTCACGCCAAGCGTAAGCGGATCGCCGCTGGCTCTGGTGAGAAAATGAGAAAGGTGGGTTCTAAGGGCTCTCCCACCGCCGCTAACTTTAAACGGGCAGCGAAAACAGCAAAACCTTACAAGAGAAAATCAAAGAAAAAATAATGACTGACAAACTAATTAACATTTATCCAAATGAGACTCCACCTAGAGTCATTCCAAACTATCCAATTAACAAACATCCAATCATGACAAACGAAGCAGAAAGATTCAATGGCTGGGCAGCAATGCTTGGTTTCGTAGCAGCAGTAGGTGCTTACGCAACAACAGGACAAATCATCCCCGGTATATTCTAATGGCAGCTATCTCAGTAACAAGAGGTAGTCAAACTTCCAACTGGCAGAGCTTCTGTGAGTGGGTTACAAGCACAAACAACAGACTATATGTCGGTTGGTTTGGTGTCTTAATGATCCCTACATTGCTAGCCGCAACAACTTGTTTTATTCTCGCCTTCATCGCAGCACCGCCTGTAGACATAGACGGCATACGTGAGCCAGTTTCCGGCTCGTTATTATACGGAAACAATATTATATCAGGAGCAGTCGTCCCCTCCTCTAACGCAATCGGACTACATTTTTATCCTATATGGGAAGCTGGCACACTGGACGAGTGGCTATATAACGGCGGACCGTATCAACTTATCGTTTTCCATTTCCTCATAGGTGTCGCAGCTTATGCTGGTAGACAGTGGGAACTATCTTATAGACTCGGTATGAGACCGTGGATATTTGTTGCTTACACAGCACCTCTATCCGCAGCCTTAGCTGTGTTTTTAGTCTACCCTTTCGGACAGGGGAGTTTCAGTGATGGTATGCCTCTTGGTATTTCTGGTACTTTTAACTTCATGTTTGTATTCCAAGCAGAACACAATATCCTTATGCACCCGTTCCATATGCTCGGTGTTGCTGGGGTATTCGGTGGAGCTCTTGCCGCAGCTATGCACGGAAGTCTCGTTACTTCCTCTATCGTTAAGGAGACAACAGAAAACGAATCTCAGAATTATGGCTACAAGTTTGGTCAGGATGAAGAGACTTACAACATCGTTGCAGCCCATGGCTACTTCGGTAGATTAATTTTCCAATATGCTTCTTTTAATAATTCTCGTAGCTTACACTTTTTTCTCGCTACTTGGCCCGTCGTTGGCATATGGCTTACCTCAATGGGCATCTGCACAATGGCTTTCAACCTTAATGGTTTTAACTTTAATCAGTCCATTGTCGATACAAACGGCAAGGTCATTCCTACTTGGGCAGACGTTGTAAACAGACAGAACCTTGGTATGGAAGTGATGCACGAAAGAAATGCACACAACTTTCCACTTGACTTAGCATCAGCTGAGTCCACAAACGTAGCCCTTACAGCACCAGCTATAGGGTAAGACCACGTCCGTTCATCTCTTCGGAGACGCATGATAACCTAGCATGGAACGGGGCTAGGGTATATGGAGATTACAATGCAAGTAACTTACGTATATCGTGGCATTGCTTACACAAAAATTGTGAAGTAATAACAGCACGGGGAGCACCTCAGAGTCGGACTCCCCTGCCCTTGGCAAAAGCCCAGTACGCTGGATACCTTTAGCCGTCTAGACGGTAGGGATAGACCTACAAAATCTCGAGAAAAAAATTTAGTACTAAGCAATATCAATCTTTTTTTAATCCATATCAATGGCACAACAATCAACTAATGACCCAGCAAGTCTTACACGGACGGGTCAATCTAATGCAACTGGTAACGCCAGAGCATTATATTTAAAGTTGTTCAGTGGAGAGATGTTCAAAGGCTTCCAGCGTAACACAATCGCTAGAGACCTTGTAATGAAGAGAACACTTACTAACGGTAAGAGTCTTCAGTTCATCTACACTGGACGCACAAAAGCCGAGTATCATACACCCGGTAACAGCATACTAGGTAACTCCGATGGAGCACCTCCAGTAGCTGAAAAGACAATTACATGCGATGATTTATTAATCAGTTCAGCATTTGTCTATGAGCTAGACGAGACATTAGCACACTACGATCTACGTGGTGAGATCTCTAAGAAGATTGGCTATGCTCTAGCTGAGAAGTACGACAGACTCATCTTCCGTCAAATTGCGAAGGGAGCTAGAGTTGCTTCACCAATCACTAAGTCAGGCTTTGTTGAGCCCGGTGGAACACAGATCAGAGTAGGTGCAAACAACCAAGCATCTGATGCTTATGTACCAGCTTCACTAATAAACGCTTTCTACGATGCAGCCGCTGCACTAGATGAAAAAGGAGTTTCTAATGAAGGTAGAGTAGCTGTGTTGAACCCAAGACAGTACTACGAACTAATACAAAACGTTGGTTCTAGTGGTCTTATCAACAGAGACGAGTCTGGTGATGCACTACAGTCTGGAAACGGCATCATTGAAATTGCAGGCATTAAGATCTTCAAGTCAATGAACATTCCATTCTTCGGAAACTACGGTACTAAGTACGGTTCTGCATCTGCAACTAACCCCGGTATCACAAGTCCCGGAAACGTAGGTTCATTTATCGGTGAAGGAGCAGAAGACGGTAGAGCTTCTGTAACAGGTATTAACAATAACTATGGTAATACATCTGACTTTGCTAACAGCTGTGGCTTAATCTTCCAAAAGGAAGGTGCTGGAGTTGTAGAAGCTATTGGACCACAGGTTCAAGTAACTTCTGGAGACGTTTCAGTTGTATACCAAGGTGATGTAATCCTTGGACGTTTAGCAATGGGAGCAGATTTCTTAAACCCTGCTTGCTGTGTTGAACTAATTGCTGGTGCTGCTGTAGGTTCTACAGGTAACGCTGCATTTGGTGCTACATACCCAGAGAACGCTTAATCTCTATTTTATTTTTTATACGGGGGCTTCGGCTCCCCCTTTTTTTTATGGCTTCCACAACTATTGACCTCGATACCGAACTATCCGCAGTTAACTCAATACTGGGAGCTATCGGGCAATCACCATTGACTACTCTAAACTTTGATAATCCAGAAGTAGCAATGATTTACAACCTACTCCGTGATGCTAACGTAGACACGCAAGCAGAGGGGTGGCATTATAATACAGAACAACATATAAAATATGCACCAGATTCTATAACTGGTAAAATAGCTATAGGTAATGATATATTATCTATGGATCTACACGGCAACTACACCAAACGAACCTCAGACCTCGTACGTCGTAATGGATTTCTTTATGATAAGATGAAACATACTGATGTTTTCACACAAGATCTAGAACTAGACGTTGTCAGATTATATAACTTTGAAGATCTACCTATTCCTTTTAGAAGATACATAACATACAGAGCCTCAAGAGTCGCTGCTACAAAGCTAGTTGCAAACCCTCAGCTAGTTAAACTACTAGCTCAACAAGAAGCATTATCAAGAGCTACACTTATGGAGTACGAATGTAACCAAAGTGATCATAGTATGTTTGGATTCGAGGAAGGATCTACTTATCAAACCTATCAACCTTGGACAAACCTTAGACGATAATGGCAAGCATAACACAAACTATCCCTCAATATTCACTAGGAATGTCAGAACAGCCTGACCAGCTAAAGTTTCCCGGTCAGGTATCAGAGGTAACAAACGCAATACCAGACATAACTAAAGGTCTATTTAAAAGACCGGGTGCTAAAAGAGTAGGCACTAACGCACTTTCTAGTGTACAGAGTGGAGGTTCGTGGTTCCATTACTTTCGTGATGAGACAGAAGGATCTTACATAGGACAGGTAGCTGCTGATGGTCAAGTCAGAGTATGGCGTTGTAGCGACGGTACACTGATGACTACAGCTTACGGCACAGGTGGTCAGACAGCTATACAAAACTATTTAGCTACAAGTACACCAGAAAACTTACAATTCTTAACAATTAATGATACAACTTTTGTTACCAATCGTGATACTACTAACTCTAACACTCTCGTTGGGTCAACGGGAACTACAGATGCTACACCAGATGCTCACTTCGGTTTCGTAGAATTACTACGTACAGAAAACGGTAGACAATACGGTCTTAATATTAACAACGGTGCTACAGTCACAACTGTTACACGTGCTACACGTATTAAAATACAGAGTGATACATTAGATGAATCAGACGGTACAGGGCATTGCCCCGGTATAGGTACTCAGGTATTTAGTGTAGACTCTGGTAGTAAGAAAAACTTAATATTTAGAATTAACGCTCTAGGTCAACAAGGTGTAAGCCCTAACTACAGTGCTAGTCAAAACGGCCCCGGTGGTAGTAACTACAGATGTAGCTACAACAGAGAGGTTGTTTTACTACATGGTGGAGAAGGCTGGGTTACTGGTGATACAACTACTGTAACTTTAGATTCTGCCTCTACTAGCTACAACTATACTATACGTGTAGAAGACCACGAATCTACTCAAGTTAATGCTACAGTATCATCTAATGGTGATGGTCTTGTACGACCCGAGCCTACCCCTTTTGATGCTGATACAGCTGTTACTGCTGACACTATTGTTGGTGGTATTATAGCTGAGTTACCATCAGGTGTTACAGGTAAACACATAGGTACAGGCATATATCTTTCTAGCTCTAATCCATTTAGTGTAGAGGTTGTTGAAGAAGACTTGATGCGATGCTTTCAATCTTCGGTTAATGACGTACAAAACCTACCTAACCAATGTAAACATGGATATATTGTAAAGATTGCTAACTCTAGAATGTCAGACGAAGATGACTATTATCTAAAATTTGAAGGTGCAAATAATAGAGACGGTGTAGGGTCATGGTCTGAATGTGCAAAGGCTGGTATAGCTAAGACACTAACAAACATGCCACTAGTTATACAGCGTACAGCTACAACTACGTTTACTATTAAACAGTTTACATATCAAGATAGAAGAGTAGGTGATGATACAACTAACCCGATGCCCTCTTTTGTAGGTGCACGTATTAATAAAGTATTATTTTTCCGTAACAGATTAGCACTGCTATCAGGTGAGAATGTAATAACGTCACGCCCGGGAACCCTTGGTACACCTGACTTTTTTGTCGAAACAGCCTTGACTGTATCTGCTAGTGACCCTGTAGATATATCAGCTGCATCTATGTTTCCGTCAGAACTATTTGATGGGATAGAAGTAAACACAGGTTTGGTAGTATTTAGTACAAACCAACAATTCTTACTTGCATCAGATGATACAGTATTTAACCCTGATACCGCAAAGCTGCGTAGTATATCTACGTTTAACTATAACGAAACTTTACCCCCAATATCTCTAGGAACGACACTTGCATACGTGGATAACTCTGGTAAGTTTAGTCGATTTAACGAGATGGCTAACATACAACGTGAAGGGGAGCCAGCTATAGTAGAAGTTACTAAAGTTGTACCAACACTGTTACCAAAAGATATAGACTTACTAACAAACTCTAGAGAAAACTCTGTAATATTATTAGGTAAGACAGGCTCAGACGAGGTATTTGGCTACAAGTATTTCCAAGTGTCTGAGAAACGACAGCAAGCTGCATGGTTTAAATGGAAACTAAATAATCCATTGACATATCATTTTATTATTAATGATGAGTACTTCTTTTTAGATAGTGATTACTATTTACAAAGTATAAAGCTAGTGCAAACTGAAACAGACCCTTCTATTGTACAAGATACTGTAGACTTTTTATTACATGTAGATAACCATACTACTGTAAGCGGTGGTAGTTTTAATGCTACTACAAACTTAACTACCTTTTCTAGTGTTAGTTGGTTAAATACAGTCACTACACCTAACCACGATTTAGTTGTAATAGATACAGATACTAACTCTGCACGAGTTGGTAGATATGCAAAGCCTACAGTTAGTGGTACAAATTTTACTTTACCCGGTAACTGGTCTAGTGCTACACTTACAATAGGTTACATCTATCCGTACGAAGTTAAGTTTCCTACATTCTATGCAACAAGGCAGAGTGGTAATTCTACTGTATCTGATATAAACTCATCACTTGTACTACATAGACTTAAGTTCCACTTTGGTAAGATAGGTCTATATGAGACCACACTTGAACGTGTAGGTAAAACTGATTATACAGAAGTATACGAGTCTACAGAACTAGACGAGTACGACGCATCTGATGCACCGTATCTTGAAGAGTTTATTAAGACTGTACCTGTATACGAAAAGAATACAAACGTAGATGTCACGCTACGATCCTCGCACCCAGCTCCAGCTACATTACGTGCTGTATCTTGGGAAGGCGATTACTCCCCCAAATATTATAAACGTGTCTAATTACATACACCCAATTACGATGGAGGCTGCCGCACAGGTTGCCTCTAATCTACGTCCAGATGACCGCAGAGAGGTCGAAGAAGGCCACGGGATACCATCCGCCCTTCTCCCTGTTTTGATGTGTCACAACCCATCCTACGTGTATTTTACAGTGCCTGACGGCAAGACTGCTGGCATGGCTGGAGTAGGAGAAGAAGGTGATATATGGATGCTATGCACTCCTGATATACACCGATACCCAATTACATTTGCAAGAGAGGCAAAGCGGTATGTCGATAGCCGACCTGAGCCCCTCCTTTGGAATATAGTTGACAGTAGAAACAAGGCACATTTAAAACTGCTAAAGTTTCTTGGTTTCAAGTTTTTACGTAAGTTAGAACATGGACCAAACAATATAACATTTATAGAATTTTGCCGTGTGCGTAGACGCTAATGCAGGGGCAAGAGCAGCCGCTAAAGAAAGAGCTGCTCAGAAAGATGCCCTATTTGCACAAGAAGGACTCAAGTTCTTCAACAAAGAAACACAACTAGCAAGAACACAAAAAAGAAATGTCGTAGGTTACTCACGTGATTTAAGTGATGCCTATGCTGGTGCTATTGCTGCCCAAGGTAAGGGTAGAAAACGAGTAGAAGCTGCTGCTCGTAAATATTTTAGAGCTAAAGGTACAGTAAACGAAGGTGGCAGATCTAGAAGGTTTGGCACAGCACAACTACAAGGATACCTCGCAGCTCAGTCAGAAGTCGAATCAGTTATTGATAACGTGTTACGACGTAATATGGCATATGCTCAAGAAGGTGCTAAACGTAAGTTCCAATCTGCACAAGCTCAAGGTCGAGAAGCTTTAGGTATACCAGCTTCATATGGTGCACCTGTAATGATGCCTCCAACAAACAGATTAGGTGGTGCTTTACAAATAGCAAGTCAGGTAGCAAGTATTTACACCGGTTTTGGCGGTCAAGGTTTATTTAACTTTGGTGGAAGTAAAGGCTTTGACTTTGGTAAAACTGCTCTAGGAGCTGGAGGCGGATCAGTTGGTGGTATGGGTACTAGTCTAATGAATTACGGTCTTCCAACAGGATAGGATTTTAAATTATGACATCATCATTCGGAAATCTCATAGGAAAAGAACGGGACGAAATACCCGGCTACGGTATAAAAAACTATGCAGAGACAGAGCCAGATCTAACAGACGTTGTTAATAAACAGATCGAGGCTAACCAACAAGATACCATCCAGTTTTATAACGAGATGGCTCAGATACAGAAAGACATTGCGGAGACTCCCATGAAAAACTTGGAGTCTTTAGCAACTTTTTCTTCAAAAGCCAGTCAAGCTATACAAGTTTTTAAAGATCGTCAAGAGACACAAGACTTAATTAACGAGTCAATGGATTTCTTAGATCGAAACTCTACTGCTGACCTGTACGAAAAAGAAGGTAAGTTTGAGTTAGAAAACTCTAAGTTTGACAAACAGTTACGTAACGAAAAAGGTGAACTTAAAGAGTCTGCTCAAAACTTTTTAAGAGCTAGAAACATTGAAGTCCCAGCTGACATTGGTATTAAACAACTACTAAAAATATTAAATGAAAATGGCTACGGCTCTAGACAACAGTTTATAAACGAGAACGGTGGTCAAGACATTACTGATTCAGACGAGTATCTTGGTTTACATAACGCTGCTGATGAACTAATGATTACTAACTTGCTGCGTAGAGCAAGAGGTCTCGGAGTAGACACTAACAGCAGAGAATTTAGAAAGGCTTTTTATAATACTATCTACCCTGATATTAAGCAAAGAAGAGAAAACAATTTTCAGTCTTGGAAAGGTAACGCTAACAGAAACTTTGAAAGAATAAACAAGAAAAAAACTAGAGAGATTATTATTAAGACTCTTGAGCCATACTCAGAAGGTGCTAAGTTTGACGTAGATGTAATGACTCTTGTTGAGACTGTTAAAAACAGAATGAATTTTGATACACCTAGAGAAGCTATAGAGTATATATTTAGCGAGGTAGCCGCAGAAAGTGCTGAAGATGGTCGTAGACTATTTCCAGAACATCTAGAATATCTTTATAATGGAGCTATATTTAAACACTCTGCTACTGGTAAATTAAGTACTATAGAAGAGGGCGACTTTCCATTTAAAGGTACTCTTAACTCTTTAATGCAAAATGCAGAAATAGAAAGAGCTAATGAAGTAGATCAAAGCAATAAAGCTGATGAAATACTGGCAAAAGATGAGTATGCCAAGTTTCTAAGAGACAATCCAAACGGTGCACCACCTCAAGTAGAAGCTCAATTTTTACAAGACTTAGAAGCAAAGTATCCAAGTTTTGATGCAAGCACATTAAATAGTGGATCTGGAAATACTGGTGGAGAGTATGATGGACAAGCTGGTAAACCAGATGCTAATAATCCGTACTATAAGGATTTAGAAACCGCACTTGTAGGTACGGGTACGGAAAAACTAACAATGACTAATGACCTTAGATTCCAAATAAATAAGGCATATGGTGACTTGCAACGTCGAGTAGCTAACCAAACTGCTGTTGGTGTTGAACCAGACGTAGCTCAAAGAAATGCGTACGATCAAGTTGAAGCTAACTTACTAGCAGGCAAGTATACATTGTCCTCAGTAGAAGACAGACAAGGTAGATCTATTAGCCCAAATGATATTCTTGATGACAGAAACCTTTTACAAGCTGATACAAATACAGTTAGATTTAATAATAAGTATAACTCTATTGCAGAAAAGAAAGCACTGTTACAATATAAAGCTTATAAGTTATATGGTGATGTACCATTTCCAAACTATTTTAAAGGTATAGTTAAAGGCACTAAAATAAATGCTGAAGATCTTGCTGAAGATAGATTTACAGCTACAGGTGGTTATGATAGTACAGGTAATATTGCTCAAAGATTTTCTGTTAATAAAGATGGAATTTTAGTTGATAAACAGTTTGGACTTACTAAAGAAGAACTAAACGAGTTTAATATAAAACCACATCTAACTAAAACTAATATTAAAATGTTGCAAAACCCAGAGTTAGCAGACAAAGTATTATTAGGTTTTAGAAAAGAAGGTAATGAACTAGGCACATACCAACCAAACGTTGGCTTTGGTAAAAATAATGGTGATCAATTAACTGTTGCTGAAGTTATAAAATTTTCTAAAAGAGGTTCTAGTAATTGGGGGGTCTTTGGATTTAGTTCACAAGAAATCTTAGAAGCTACAAAATCTGGTGCAATACCTAAAGATGCTTTGTTTGATGAAGAAATACAAAGTCAAATGGTATTTGAACTTCTTAGACAGCGTTCTAACAGAACCAACAGTATTAGAGGTGCAATTGTGCAAGCTAAAAGCGGTGGTGAGCAAACAATTTTTGAAGGCGACGAAGAGATTGGAAGATGGGATAGATTGGTAAACATGAACCCCGGTGAAGTAAGAGCAATTCTTAATACTTTTCCTATGTTAAGAGATATGCCTACAAATCAATTTCAAAATCTTACAGCTGGTGTAATTTTAGAAATAGAAGGCATAATTAAAAAAGAAGAAGCTCAAGATGATGCTGTTTCAAGAGTCCTAAGAATTGATAGACAGTTAGCATATTACAAAGACTTACAAGGAAAAGTAACTGAAGGAGATACAGGTCCATTTGGTACACGTACTATATCCAAACTAGCTTCTAGATTTACTATATCGCAAGAACGATTAGAAGAAATAATAAAAGAGTTAGAAGGAAATAGAAAAGTACTAGAAGATGCAAACCCTAATTTAGAATTATTAATTAAAAAATACAAACTAGAAAATGACTGATTCAAATTACTCTGGTAATGTGGATATAAATATTGATCCCGAGTATGCTGATTATTTAGCAGACGAAGCGGAACAAGCACAAGACGAGTACGAAAGAGACAGAGATTTTAGAGAAAAGTCTCAGTCTACGTTACAGAAAGAGGATGTAGTTTCTAAGGAAGTACAAGATGATCCTCGTAATTCTGATAACTGGGGTGCTAAGGCACTCATAAAAGAAGGACAGTCGATATTATCAGGTGGTATTCAAGACACAGCATCTTCTCTTGCCACTTTTCCAGAACGTACACTTGATGCGTTGTCTGGTGAAATGCAAAGAGAAAGACAAGAAACTGGTACATACAGACCAGAGTGGAGTCCATTTGGAGCATATGACAATCCAATAGAAACAAAAACATGGTGGGGTAAACAGTTACGTGGCTTAGTCCACTTTGGTACACTTGCAGTTGGTACAGTTGCGGCAGCTAAGGCTGCTGTAGCTACTGGTGCAGTGTCGATACCAGCTGGTATACTTGCACTATCAAAAGGTAACATTGTTAGAGGTGCAGCTGTAGGAGCTGTGTCTGACCTTATATCAAAAGAGTCAGATGAACAGAACGCTTTAGGTGCACTACGTGACAGGTATGGCTGGATAGATACACCAATATCTACTAAAGATACTGACCATCCAGTTATAATGAAACTAAAAAATATCGTCGAAGGCATGGGCATAGGTCTAGTTTTTGACGGACTTGCTTACTCACTTGGAAAAGGCGGTAAGAAAAGTGTTGAACAAATAACTAAACGTAATAAAAGTTTAGAAAAGCAAACAGTAGAGGCTGGCGTAGCACAAATACGTAAGGGTGAAACAGAGTTTAGAGCAGATAAAAATGCACCTATATCTCAACCACACCAAGGAGCACACATATCAGAAGTAGATCCGCAGACTGCAAGAGATCAGCTATCTGCTACACGTAAAAACTGGGGATCAGAAGAAGGATCTACGGGTTCTGTAACAACACCTGTTGAACGTGAGCGTATAGCTATGGAAGGTGGCACGGATGATGCTACAGTAGAACGTATTTTGCGAGGTTTATTAAGCACTGAAAAGTTTGCTAAAGAACTAGAGGCAGCAAAAGGTAGCAGAACAGCTTTAGTAGCAAAGTATAAAGAAGCTATAGAAGGTCATCAACGTATAACACAAGGCAGAAATCCTGTTGAGATGTCACCACAGGAGTACTTAAAAGAACTACTAGAAGCTCAACCTGATGTAATTGATGGCGTAGAAATATGGACATCTAAAAACGTAGTAATTGCTGACCTTGTAGTAGGTACATTACTTAAGCAAGTTCGTGATTTAGGTACAGCTGGTAGAGAAATAGCAGATCTTGTTGACATACAAGACATAGATGGACCAACAAAACAGCTAGTAGACACTATGCTAACTGCATTGTACGAAACTAAAAAAGCTAGATTTGTAAAGTCTGACTCATTTAGAGAATTAGGTTTAGGTAAAAAAAGTAAAAAGACTGTAGAAGAAGCAACACAGGCGTCATTAACAGATGCTAGAGATTCTATTATGTCTATACTTAAAATTGCTGGTGATGACAAAGATGATAATTTACTTAACGCTTTGTATGAAGCATTTTCTATGATAGATAGTGTTAATACATTAGATGACTTTGACAACTGGGCAAGAAAGACTATACTGGGTGGACAGCTAGAAGCTACAAGTCCTAACAGAACAGGTGCTATGATACGTGAGCTGGAAGGTGTAATGACACACAGTATTCTATCTGGTCCTAAAACACCAATTCGAGCTATTATGGGTACATCTACTGCAACAGTATTAAGACCTTTAGCTACAGCACTAGGGTCAGTTTTAAGGCTACCATTTGATGGCAACGTAGCTGACGTTAGAGCAAGTCTAGCATCAGTAAACGGTATGGTTGAATCTATACCAGAATCATTTACTATATTTAGAAGCAAGCTTAACTCATACTGGAAAGGTGATATAAGATCTATCAAGACACGTTATGCAGAGTTTACACAGGCAGATGATAACTGGGAAATACTACGCCGTTGGGCAGAAGATAGTGGCCGAGCTACTGAAGGAGAGCAAGCAGCTTTTCGTGTAGCTAACATGGCACGTCAGATGAACAACAGTAACTTGTTGACGTATTCTACTAAGATTATGGCAGCAACTGACGATGCGTTTGGTTATATACTTGGACGTGCTAAAATGCGTGAAAAAGCTATGCGTAAAGTTCTTGAGTTACAAGATAATGGTTATAAAACACCTAAAATTACACCTGAGCTAATGAGAGCATATGAAGATGATTTTTATGCACAGGTATTTGATGCTAATGGTAACATTATAGATGAAGCTACAAAGTTTGGCCGTAAAGAAGTAACACTAACACAGGATCTTACAGGCTTTGCAAAAGGTTTAAACGACGTATTTAGTGCTACACCTTTAGCTAAACCATTCTTTCTGTTTGCTAGAACTGGTGTAAACGGACTTGCACTAACAGGTAAGTATACCCCCGGTTTTAACTTTCTTGTAAAAGAGTTTAATGATATCGCATTTGCGAATCCTAACGATTTAGCCAGTGTAAACAAGTATGGTATATTTACTCCAGAAGAGCTAGCTAACGCACGAGCTTTACAAACAGGCCGATTGGCAATAGGCTCTGCGGTTACATTTATGGCTACACAGGCATGGATGCGTGGTGATCTTAATGGTAATGGACCTGTAGACAGACAGAAAAGACAGCTATGGCTTGACGGTAAGTGGGAGCCTAGAACATTTAAAGTAGGTGCAGTTCGTGTTGGTTACGACCAGTTTGAACCATTTAACCTTATTATGTCTACAATAGCTGACGTAGGTGATGCAAGTCAACTTATGGGTGAAGAATGGACAGAAAACGAACTAGGTAAAATATCTCTTGTTATAGCTCAGGCTGTTACAAGTAAATCATATCTAGCTGGTATACAGTCCTTTGTTGACTTATTTGCTGGTAGACCCGGGCAAGGAGGTCGTATTGTGTCTGGTTTAATTAACAACACAGTACCGCTAGCTGGTATTCGTAACGACTTAGGTAAACTATTTACCCCTTACATGCGTGAAATAAACTCAGGTGTGTTTCAGTCAATACGTAATAGAAACTTAATTACAGAAAATCTTGCTGAAAAGCAATTACCTCTTAAGTATGATATGCTAAACGGTAAACCCTTAAAAGATTGGGATTTTCTGACTCGTGCATTTAATGCAGTAAGCCCTGTTACTCTTAATTTAGAACAGAGTGACGGTAGAAACTTCTTATTTGACAGCGGTTATGATTTACGTACATCTACATACTTTGCACCAGATAGCACAAACTTAACTGACCATCCTTATATTAGATCAGAGTTTCAACGAGCACTGGGTTCTCTTAACTTAGAACTAGAACTAGATAAGTTTGCTAAAGATCCTAAAATGATAGCATCTATGGAAAAAATGTATGAAGACATACGTGCAGGCAAGCGTGCACAGTTTAACGCTAGAGACTATTATCATAATAGAATTATAGATCAACTATTTAAACGTGCTAAAAAAAAAGCATGGGCATCAATTAAGGATGATCCTAATATATCAAGAGTTATTGAAAAACAACGTTTAGCAAAAATAGAGCAAATAAACAAACGAATAGACTCCGCAAACATCCTCAACATTTATAAATAATGGCAACAACATTCGTAGATTACACTGGGGATGGAAATGCGACAAAAGCGTTTTCTTTCCCTTCTTATAAAGTAGAAGATATTAAAGTTGATGTAGATGGCGTTATTAAGACGATCAGTACACACTATAATATAAACAGCTACACAACAACAGGTGGTGGTAATGTTGTCTTTACATCAGGCAACATACCAGCAAGCCCAGCTGCAATACGTATCTTTCGTGATACAGACGTAGACACTGCTAAGGCAACCTACACAGCAGGGTCATCAGTTAAAGCAGGTGATCTTAACAACAACCAAACGCAGTTATTATATGCTGCACAAGAAGAACAGAATCAAACAATATTAGCATCTGACATAAAAGATGGTGCTATAACAAGTGCTAAAATAACAGACGGTACAATAGTTAATGCTGATGTAAATGCGTCAGCTGCGATAGCTGGTACTAAAATCTCACCTGATTTTGGTAGTCAGAATATAGCAACAACTGGAACTGTAGATGGTAGAGACGTTTCTGTTGATGGTACAAAATTAGATGGCATAGAAACATCAGCTACAGCAGACCAGACTAATGCAGAAATAAAAACTGCCTACGAAGCAAACAGTAATACAAACGCATATACTGATACCGAAAAAACTTTTGTTAATGCAATAACTTCTACAGCTACAGAGTTAAATGTTTTAGATGGAATAACAGCTACAACAGCAGAATTAAATCAAGCTGCTGGTATTACATCTGGAATACAGTCACAGATAGATGGTAAACAACCATTAGATGCTGAACTAACAGAACTAGCTACAATGGGTAGTGGAACTGCTGGAGCTTTAGCTGATCTAAACACAGCAGAAGTACAAACTCTGGATGGTCTAACATCATCTACAGCAGAACTAAACTTACTGGATGGTAAAAGCATAGTTACAACTATTGGTGGAAGTGCAACAGATGTACAACTACCTTCAGCTCAAGCTGTTAACGAAAGAATAGTAGAGTTAGTAACTGAAGTAGGTGGTTTTGCACCAATAGCAAACGAAACAAGTTTCCCTGCAACTAACCCAGACATCAACGATGGTGCTGGAACTATAGTTAGTATTAAAGCTTTAGCTAGTAATCTTACTGCTAGTGGCAGTGGAGTAGCTACGATAGCAAACGGTGCTGGATCTGGAAATACAGTAACAATAAATGGTTTGACAGCTGGATCAACAATAGCAGCTGGATTAGGTGTGTTAGTAGAAACAACAACTACCTTACACACATATACATTCCATAGACAAGTCGTAGACTCAGCTGGTGTTAGTAATGCACAAACACTTGTAAGTGATTTTAACGACAGGTATCAAGTTAGTGGAAGTGCTCCTAGTACTCATCCAGACGGTTCAGCACTAGGTGACGGAGACCTATGGTTTGATACAAATGCTAACGTAATGAAAGTATATGACTTAGGTAACACACAGTATAATACTGTTGCCTCAGTTGGAGACTTTAAATTACTTACAGTTGTACCTGATGGAGCTACATCTGGTAGTCCTACATTTAATGGTAGTATTGTTTCTTACGATTTAAGAGATGACACTAATGCAGCATCTATAACTAACGTAGGTCAACTATTTGTTAGTCTTAACGGTGTAATACAGAAACCAAATGCTGGTTCATATAATGCAAGTAATGAAGGATTTTATCTAGAAGGAACAAACGGAATTAAATTCTGTACAGCTCCAGCTAGTGGATCTAGTATATATGTAACACAGATTGGTGCTGCTACAGGTATTGGTACACCTAGTGATAACACAGTAACAGAAGCTAAATTAACATCTGATTCTGTAAGTGAAGCTAAGTTAAAGGTAAGTAATAGTCCAGTTAATGGATACTTCTTATCAGCACAATCTGGTAATACAGGTGGCTTAACTTGGGCAGTAGTTAATACTGATTTATCAAATGACTCATCTCCACAACTAGGTGGTGATTTAGACGTACAAGCTAGTAAAGTTACTACGTCAACAACTAACGGAAATGTTAAACTAGAACCAAACGGCACAGGTGTTGTAGAAATACGTGGTGCTGGAGGTGCTGATGGTACATTACAACTTAACTGTTCTGCACAGAGTCATGGTGTAAAAATTAAGTCACCAGCACATAGTGCAGGGGCTACATATACACTTACACTTCCTGTTAATATACAGAACGCTTATTTATTAACAACTGACGCAAACGGTCAAACATCATGGACTAACTCAGTACCATCATCTTATTTGACTGGTGCACTCCCTGCTATAGATGGGTCGAATCTAACAGGTTTACAAGCTGGTGCGACTGGAGGTAACTCTGGAGGTAACGCAGTATTCTGGGAAAACCAGCAAACTGTTACACATGATTATTCAATAT